CATTATATTTCGGGTCATCTATATCCAATGGACTATAGTAATAACTTGATGCCCGTGTAGCCATTTCCCTTTCTTCTGGATTCATAAATTTAGTTCGTATATATTCTTCCATGTTTCCCCCAAAAGAGGTACTTAAAATATGTGGATCGATGTCATTTTTATGTTTTTGATATAATTCTTTATAAATTTTATCAACCTCATCTTTATAATTTTTAGACCATTGGCCTATGTTAAAGGAACCTGTTTTAGCATCGTTTTCTAGAATTAAATATTGTTTAAATCTGAGCATACCAATATTTATAAACCCCCAGGATTGCTCCTAGGGGTTATTTTATGCTCCTCCGACTGGATTTGAACCAGTGACCCGAGAGTTAACAGCTCTCTGCTCTACCAGCTGAGCTACAGAGGAAAGTGAATCAGACTATCTGACATCCGCCTGCACTACATGCATATTCCTTTGCGGATTCAGTATTGTCTTCTGCCTCGTATTTAGACAAGTCCTTAAAGTTAACTTTAACCTTGGGATGTGCCGCATAGGTTGCAGAATCAATCTGTTCAAAAGGTGCCTGAGCATAGGTGTGACTATCACCACCGGGAAGGAATGAGATGCCTGTTGCAACATCAAAGTTTTCCCATAGCCAGTTGCCGACTTCAAGGAATTCAGAATCCTTGTAGTTGACGGTAATTGATGGCTTATGATGGCAGAAGTGCTCTTGATAAGTTTTCCACAGATCAAGATGATCCAGTGCGCGAAGTTCCTCAGTGGTCATGGTTCCCTTCGGAGCCTTCATAGCAAACGTGAAGACGGCAGTAGAAGTTGGGTTGATGACATCATCCTCACACGGGACTCCTTGATCCTTCATCAAATTGTACAGAGGATCTTTCTTGTCCAGACGAATTCTGCGGTAATAATAATCCGCATAACGAGGATGCAGACCTGATGCAGAATCTACCAAACACGATGTAGTGCCTTCAGGCTTCACGCAAGTAACTGACTTGCTAGGATTGATTCCCAACTTTTCTGCCCACTTGAGATTGGTCGCAGTCGCATGATCACGAAGAGTCTCAAGAAGACGAATAAGCTTTGGCTTGCCTTCCAAACCACTGGTAAGCTTGTTGTCAAAAATACCTGTCATGGATACGCCAAGTAGTCTTTCCTCTTCACAGTTCTTCTTCCACTCTGGACGAAGATAAGGGAAATTGGTAAAGGTAGATTGAACTGTACCAATTATTGTAGCGATCTCAATCTTCTTCTTTAGTGTTGCAGCAGTATCGTCTTGACGAACTACGACTGTAGAAAGATTGCAGAATTCAAATGGCTTGAGAATGATCTCTGAACACGGATTGGTACCATACTCGCAGTCTGGATCACGGCCAGACTTTGCAGCCTGTTCCTGTAGTGCCTTACGGTTGATCATTCCACGCTCACCGCTGTGGCTGTTGTATAGTGAGGTCCACTCTTCAAGGAACTGACCCATTGGAGGACGACCACGATACACAGCAGAGTTGTTGGCGTATGAACGGAAGCCAGCCTGTTCCCACCATGCACCGCTTTTACATAGTGCCATCTCACGATCAGCAAGATCGCTCAAAGAGATCATGGCAGAACGACGAACGCCACCAACAATAACTGCATTGGCAATAGCACAGCAAACATCGTGACATTCAAGAGCAGTCAGTCTGCGTCCTTGTGCGTTGTAGAAAATCTTTACGACAAACTTGAATAGATTGTCTAGAGGAGCAGGCCCACTAGCACGACCACCAAAAGTCTTAAGTCTTGCTCCAGCAGGACGAATCTTGCTTAGATCCCATTTAACGTGACGACCCGCATAGAGGTGATCCATGATGAATTTGATTGCGTTACCCCAACCTTCCTTGGAGTCCTCAACAACATAAGTTATATTGAAAGACTTTTCAATCTTGTTAGCAACTTGTGGAAGCTTGTCGGTGTATTGGTGTTCAACTGAATATCCAACACCAGTGCCATTCATGAGAACGACAAAAAGTTCTGCAAACGAATCAAGACTGTCGATTGGCAAGTATGAGCAGTTATATAAGCAAGTGTTATCATGGTCCAATGCAGGACCAGCAGTCATAAGACTACGCATAGAAGGAAGAACTTCTAGATTGAGAATTGCGTCCTTGACATCCGGGCGTTCAGCAAGTTGCGGAACTTTACCCGTAAAGTATTTCCACCAACGGTCTACACATTCATCCCAAGTCTCACGACGATTTTGGTCGTTGAGCCAGCGAGAGTAGCGAGAGATGAAAATAAACGATTGAAATGGTGATAAAATTTCGGCCATAATTAAATTCCTAAGTGGGTGTCTTATTTAGTTGTTAGAGTTTGCCACGAAACCGGGAAAAGAGGAGCAATTAATTTGTCAATTGCTTTTGCATATTCCTGAATTTCCCATTGGGCATGTGCATCGATTCTCAAGTTATAAACGCGGGCAAATGCATAGAGAGAACCAGTCCACACAAATTCCGTATAAGTTCCTTGTGGCAAAATTGAACGCGCCTGTTCAGGGGCAACACCATCAGCCAAAAGTTTATTGTAAAGATCCAAACATTCCTTTGCAACGCCATCATACTCCTGACGAAGTTTGATGCATGTATCCATATCTTCAATTGGACCACTGCTGCCTTGCTTTGCTCCATCAGTAGGAGAACTTCTCCACAGTGGAGTATAAATCTCGGGCTCATAGGTAACATACCTACGGCTGACCTCGTTCATCACAAGACCAATCTGATGCTTGCCAAGTTGTGCACGAACAAAGATTGGGCACTTGATGCGCAAACTAATCTGTGCATGACAGAATGGAGTGAAGTGATTGTGCTTTGCAAGATAACGAATAAGCTTTGCGTCTCTCTCAGACAGTTCTTTTTTATTGAAGCCTGTCCAATTAGGATCGCTCTGCCAAGAACTTTCTTTATTGAAAGAAACTCTTGCAGCATTAACAACACTCAGATCAGAGCCCATGTAGTCCACTAGATCAACGTGTCCGTGATCTAGGACAAAGTACTTAGTCTGCTCCATTTTTATGTTCTGAATCTCGGTCATCTTCATCCTCATCTACAAGTTCAACTCTCACACCATCAATTTTTGTAAAGTCCGCAGCGTATTCTCGTGCTCTTGACCACAAACCTGGGTCCATTTCTTTTACATATTCACCGAATCGCTGCACAAAAGTAAGATAGGCTTCACTAGCCTTTAAGATATCTTCTTCTGTCATGTCTTCGTTGTCATCCATTTTAAACCTTCTTCCAGTAAGTATACTTCATTTTGGCTTTAAGTCCAGAATAAACATTATTGATAATCAACTTCATGGTCAAATTGGTTCCATAAACCTTTACCATGTCATTGACATCTTTTTTTTCTATTTCATCAGGCCAGATTACTACATTTCGTCCGGCGTCAATATATCTACCAATCAGGTTGACAATTTCTAGATTTCTAGGTTCATTGTCAAACACAAACACAATCTTTGACTTTGCAATCTTTGCAGGCATTGTATCAAGCCAGCCAGCACCTTGCATTGCCACTCCATTTGGAATGAACATGGAGTCAATCGGACCCTCAGTAACATATACAGTTTCCCGAGGGTCTACTTTATCTAGGTTGTACCAAAGCCGTTCTTCGCCGTCTTTCTTGAGGGTAATGTAGCGTATTGAATCCCTCTTTTCTTCAAAGGATCTCCCCTGTACGCCAAGTAGTGTCCCATCCTCGTCATAGAACGGTATGACGAGTCTGTCTTCCTTGGTCCCTTCACGGTCAAAATCCGCCATGACCCGACTGAAATCAGAGCAGTAATAAAAATTGCAATACTTTTCTTCAGGAATTTCTCTAGATTTAACATATTTTACTGCCTTATGAGTTGGGTCGAGCAAGTCAAGCCGTGTTCCGATATTCGTGAACATAGGTTGACGGACAACTGTCTTTTTTCTCTCAATTGGTTCGGGATTTTTTTCCTTGAAGTTTTCAAATGCATACTCTTTGCAGAGAGATGGGCTGACACTTTCAAGAACAGAATATAAATTACAAGAAAAACCGCAATTGTGACATTTGTAAACATAACTTCCTTTGTGCTCAAAAAAATAGCCCCTTGTCTTGGCTTTATTCTTTTTTGAGTCGCCACACTTAAAACATCTGCATGTGGCCATTGAATCTTTTTTCCACTTAAACTTATCAAGTGATCCCGAAACAAGATTCACATATTTCTTGTCAATATACAGCATTATTTAGCGCCTTCGAAGGTCCAATTTACTGCTTTATTCTTTTTCTTGCCAAACTGAGGGTCAAAAGCTTTTCCATCAAATCCAGAACCAAGAACCTCTTCATCTGTATTATTTGCATTGATTAGATTGCTATTGGAATTATCAACATCATAAAACTTCATCTTAGATTTATTGACACCAACCAAAAACTTTTTATTCTTAGTTGTATCGTTACCACGATTCTTTAGTTGCTTGATCATCAATTGACCAGCCGCAGCAAGTTCTTCATTTTCAATTAGAGCAACAAAGAAATCCGCTGTTTGTGGCAATCCAAAACTTTCTGATGTATCTGTCATCTCCATGTCGCTGCTCTTTGCACCTTCACGGTTAACTTGGGTTGCAGTCCAAAGAGGAATATTAAATTGCTTTGCCATACCACGCAACTCTTCTGCAATTCCTTTAACATAAGTGTAACTATTCATACCATTGCCAAGCTTGAAACGAGCGCAAGAACAAATATTGAGATAGTCAACAAAAATTACATCAGGGGTGAACTTCTTTTTAATTTTAAGTTCTTCTATTAGATTTTTAAAGTGAGTTACATTTGCAGCAGCAGTTGGATATTCTTTAATAATCAAACGACCACGGCAAGTTTTCTTGAGGTTTTCAATCTTGCTTTCATATTTTGACAACGGCATTTGCTCCAGAATATGCATATCCGTATCCAACAGATTGGCGTCAATTCTTTTTGCAATTTCCTCTTCAGCCATTTCAAGAGTGATGTAAAGCACATTCAAGTTTTGCGACAAACACGCGGCAGCGTGATGACACAAAAATGCACTCTTACCAACACCAGATGCTGCCATTACAACGTTCAGCGTCTTCTTACGTACACCACCTCTGGTAATGACATTAAACATTTCCAGATCGAACGGAGTCCTTTCTTCGACGCGGTGATAATATTCATAACGCTCATCCACATCTTCAAGGAAGTCATGCCCAACTCTTGTATCAAAGGATACTGAAAGGGCTTTAGACATAATCTCAGGAATTGCATTTTGGGTTTGCTCCTTATCTTTACCTTCAATGATACCAATAGAGGCCATGATACCATTGTAGATGGCCTTTTCTTTGCAAAACTTTTCTGTGTTCTCCACAAGCCAGTTAGTGTCTGACTTTTCACCTTCCTTGTACATTTCATCTGCAATAGACGAACACTTTTTGAATTCCATTTCTCCAAGGCCCTTCTCATCTCCTAAAGAGATAAGAATAGCATCCTTGGTTGGAATGTTGTTGTACTTCAGAATGAACTTACTTACGATATTGAAGACCGTTTTCTCGGCCTTGTCGTGAAAGTATTCATCTTGAAGGAAGGGGACAACCTTGCGAGCATAGTCCTCATTGAGGACCAAGTTCTTTAAAATAACTGTTTCCATATTTTTAGTCTATCACTGATTTAGGGTTTGTCCAGAGGATCTTCATGAACATCTGCTTCAAGATCTATGGGTTCGGCTTCTACTTGATTCTCTACAATATTAACAAATATTTCACCAGCAACATCTGTAAAATCTTTATCTTGCTGATTAAAATTTTCGGGTGCTGTAATCATTTCAATATCCATCATTACGTTCAGATCACCTGTATCCAATTCATTGAATGAAATTTTACCATAACGATAAACAATTCCTTCAAATTTTCCTTCAATGATTAAAATTGGGCAGGTCTGCGAAACATCTGTAGTTGCTTCTGGTAAAAATTTATACTTCGGAGCCTTTGCCATACTTAAATTCCTTTTGAATCTGTGCGTCCAACTTATCTAGGATATCTTTCGTGAAATACTTTTCTGGTTCATCATCGATATTCTTCTCAAACACCTTGCTGCCATCTGGAAGTTCTACACGTGTCGATACCTTCTTGAAGATACCATACTTAATTGCAAACTCAGTCAAGCCATAATAACGGCTAAGACCTGAAGTATAGTTCAAGCGAGTCTCTACGTGCATGTTCTCCTTGACAAATCGATTCTTGTAATTGGTGCACTTGATAAAGTTTCCAACTACGCCTTCGTCTGTCTTGTCCTTGCTCTTGGAAAGCATGATGATGTTACTGGCTGCATACTTCAGACCAACACCACCACTTAGATCCTTGGTAGGAACATAAGAACCAATTACTTGGTAAGTATGATTAGTAAGAAGAAGAGGAATCTTGGCCTTACCAAGCTTGATTGTCAGAACACGGAAAGCACCTTTCGTGACCTGAGCCTTGGTCATGTCACGAACATCCTTGCCTTCAGCAGTGTCGCTCATTTCCTTCTTTGTCGATAACATTCCCAGAGAATCAAGAACCATAAAGATTGGCTTGCGTTCCTCTTCAGGTGTCTCATTAATTTCATTGACGATCTGGAGAGCCTGAGTCCTGAACTCTTCGATTGTTGCAACAGGAACAACCGCAATTCTCTTGGTGTCAATCCCTCTGGATTCAAACATGTCCGAAGTGACTGCTTGCTCCGTGTCAAAGTACATGACAAGCCCGTCTTTGTGGTCTTTAAGGAACTGCGTAGCCATTCCAATTGCATAAAAAGTCTTTCCGGTTGCGGGATCTCCAGCAAGACAAGAAATCTTGTTATTTGGAAGCCCACCATATATAGAGCCAGACAGCAAGGCATTCAATACATAAGAGCCCGTGTCGATGAACCCAGTTACGTCTGCACCGTCGATGCCATCAGCAACAATTGATGCATCGGGGTTATTAATTTTACTTAGTAGATTTTGTAGATACTTTGACATTCTTTTCCTTTTCTTTCTGTACGTATGCTTGATCAGCATAGTAATCGGATATCATCAACTGATCATTCATGTTATGAAAGGTCTGCATGATTTCTTTTTGAACAAGAGACAGTCTATCATAAATTTTAGATACTCTGTCAGTCAATTGATCATTGACCTTAAATGATTCTACACCATATTGCTCACAAATCAACCTATGTTCACTCAATAAAAGATATACAGGCATTCCAGTGATGCGACTCTTGAAATCCGCTTCGGATTCCGTGAGAACATCATATAGACGACGATATCTGAGTAACTTAGGCATCTTATTCTTTTTAGAATTTGGACTTGCCACGCTTGGCCTTTCTTGTATTAATAATAACAGCAGCGTAGTCTTCTTTGTCTATGCTCTGATCAATTGTTAGTGATTCAATGATTAAGTCATCATCAACGTCAAGTAGTCTATCCCCAACCATATAGCATGGGCCACCTTCAAAATCAAATAGCCCATCACCGTGGCGAGTATACCGAGTACTACCTTCGACCTTATAAGATCCGTTTTCAAGAAGTGTGAGAATTCGCTCATCACCGTATCTAGATTTAAATTTCTTTATCATTTCTTAACTTTCCATTTCAATCATAGACTTTAGATCAGTCTTGAGATCTTCGATTTCTTCTTTCAAATTTTTAACTTCTTCTTGCAACTGTTTGATTAATGCATCTTTTAGTTTGAAGACTTCAAAATCTACATGAGTATGATTTGGATACTTCCTCTGATAAGTATCCTTAGAATACTGCTTCATAGGTCTTTTAGCATCATCAATAATCTTATCGATGTCAATATCTTCCAACATTTTTAATTTAGAATTTGTTTTAAAATTAATCTGACCCATATTTGTATTATACCTCACTCAAAGAAGGATTCAAGTGTAACTTGCTCATTTATCGACCACTTGATGGCCTGCAAAATATTATCTAGAGGCTCACCAAATGTTTTATCAAACTGTTTCTTACGATCAATATATTTTTCAAGATTGAATTCGGAAGGAGGCTTGCCGATAAATCCCATAACAGAATCTTTGCCATGCATACCATAGGGATTGGGAACACGAACAAAAACAAACTTTATCTTATCGTTTTCTTTGATAGGTGGAAGTTCTTTATCTAATTTTAATTTCTTGGTATATGCGTTGTGTAACAATGCAGCTTTGGTAGCAATTGGAGTACCTAATTTATAGATGTTAGACGAATCAGTATATTTACTAATACCCTTGACACCCCGAGGAGCAGCAATATCTTCTATAGGCATTTTCATAAATTCATCAGAGAATACATTCACAAACTTGCTCAACTCCTCGGGGGTCTTGGTCAGGATGATCAATATAGATTCTTTTAATTTATCACGAACAATCCCAGGAGTACTGCTCTTTACAGATTCCATGCCCAAGATTTTTAACTGCGGTTCGCTATATCTAATTCCTTCATTGTCTTGAACAAGAAGTGCATATTTTTTCTTAGCAACAAATAATCCTACAGAAGCAATTGCTTCACGTTTGAATGAGATCTTGTTATTATCGCAACCAAGCATCCACGTCAAATCTTTCATGACCTTATTCAATTCCTTCTGAATATTGTTTTCACAAATATCATTCACAAAGGAAGTAATGTCGGCAATAGGAGTTTTGCTAGAAACTTTGGTAATCACATCATCTAGATTAAGATATACGGAATCCGTGTCAACAGCAATAACATAATCCTTTGGCTCAGAATTCTTCATGACCTTGTTGATGTAGTCATTCATGGAATTCTCAGCAGTACGAATAATAACCTGACCAGTAACGGTAACTGCCGTAGCCAGTTCAGGAGATGAATATGTAAATGCAGGATTGCCGAGGCAACCATAAAGGCTGTTAGCCAAAATCTTTTTTACGGTTTGACGAATATCTAGAGCAGAGATACGTGGAAGAAGATCGGCGTTCTTGGTTTCCTCATATTCCTTTTTCAGTTCCATCATCTTGTTCTTGGCTTCCTTACGCTGATTGAAAGTGGTCTCAATCAGGATTGGAATAAAGCCCTTGACTTTACGGGTGAAGAAAGAACCATTGCAAGCAACACATGCATCCTGGCTTTCAGCATCTTCAATAATACCTGGAATCTCTTTACGCTTGCTGCGAAGGAAATCATCAGCATTGAGTGATGAATCTTTGTGAATGCAAGTTTCAGGAGAAATGTTCCATGACATGATAATGGATGGATACAGGCTGGTTGCGTCAAAACTTACAATATTCTTGTAGAGTCCCGGTGTAACTTCCTTGACATATGCACCAACAAACTGCTCATCCTTGGCATACTTGGTTTTTAGAGGTGGAACAATGTATTGCTTTGCAAGATAGTCACAGCAAATGGTCTCCCAGATCCGAGTGGCAAAAAAGACCGTATCAAATGTGATCTTTGCCTCATAGGCAATGGAGATCGCCAAATCAATCAATCGGAGCTTATTGTCAAGCTGTTCAACCAGCACGACATCTTGGACGTTATACTCCGCAAACTTTTGAAAATCTTTCGTATAGAACTCCCGCAAAGATCCATACTCGCTGTAATCCAGTTTTTGAGCATTTAGTTCCGCCTTTGCAATAAAGTTAAGAGCGTAACTTTCTCGGGGAACAAGTCTGAACTTCTTGTAAAGATCCATGTAGTCTAGGATCGTGTAGCCGGGAAACTCAAAGAGTTTATAGTCCTTACCACCGATATTAGTCTCACGCATCTTCATCAAACCAAACGGCATCCAACTCTGAATCTCTTTTTCCTCAAAGAAAAGCTTTGCCCTACCTATTATATAGGGCATATCAAAGAGTTTTATATTCCATCCGGTAAGAATATCTATATCTTCTTTGGCAAGAATATCGAAGATCTTCTTGATTAGTTCCTTCTCTGATGTAACCATAACAACCTTGCAGTCTGGCAAGGTGAGTGGCTTCATAGTAAGAACATAGTTGACACCACAGATTCGAATCGTCACAAGATTGATTCGTTCATTGGGGTTGTCTAGGTCTGGGAATCCCCCCTCGGTCTCACACTCCAAGTCTAGGTAGGCTACTTTGATCTTAGAAAGATCGTATTCCACCTCAGTCGGATAAATCTCCATGAGATATTGAGTAACGAAATCAGTGTTCCCATAGATAGGACAATTATCAATATCTCTGTATTGATCCAAAAATTGACGACAGTCATACAATGTATCAAACTTCATGCGTTTGACATTTACATTGTTTATAGTTTTATATTTGGAAGGACTATCAGATTTAAGATACAAAGAAGGCTTATAAGCAATGGTGTCCGTAAATCGAACACCATTGTCATAACCACGAACAAGAACTTTGTTCCCTTTTAAAACGCAAGCAGTGTAAAATTTCATTAGTCTTTCTTAGTTTCTTTATCCTTAAGCAGTCCGGCAAGGATAACGCTATAATTGATCAAGTCAACAATTGCATCATAGACGCTTTCATTTTGCAGGGAAAGCTCACCCTTATTTAAATACGTAGAAATACGAGACATCTTATCGGTCATACGAATAAGAACACCCAATTCTGCCGTAGCAAATCCTAAATATTCCGCTCTTCGAAAATTCATGAAAGGATCCACGCCAGATGCGTAGTCATTGTTCTTTTTACGCATGAGTTCAATGGCTTCCTTGCAAATTTCTTCGTGTAATTTAAATAATTGTTCTCTTGTCATCATAGAATGTCATTCTATCACATATTAACACCCTGTCAAATATAAATATTAAGACATGGAGTTTATCAATGGATTTTTCTAAAATATTTGAACTTTCAGCGTATGGGGTAGCCGGATTGGCTGGACTCGGATACGGAATTAAAAAATTTTGGAATAAAGATAAAACAAATTACAGTTTTAATACAATCCATACAGAAATCCACGAACTACTTACAGAACTTCGTCTTGAAGGCCGTAGCATGAGATCCACCGTTTTGCAACTGCATAATGGAGAATATTTCATGGATGGCATCTCTATGTTAAAGTTTTCAATAACTCACGAATCTTCCCATAAAGGATATGTTTCACAAGTAGGAAAACTCAAAGGAACTCAATGTTCTTTATTTGTTCCTTTATTGAATAAAGTTACACAAAATAGTGCAGTTATTCATTCTATTGAGTCTTTGCCAACAGATAGTCATGCAAGACATTTCTTTGATGATGAAAACATTTCTCATTTTTCTTGCTTACCTTTAAAAAGCAAGGGAACAAATGTTGGATTTGTATTGATGCAGTGGCACAAAGATTTTGAACCAATACTAATTCAAGAAAAGAATTTTATGGATATTTTTGAATCTATTCGTAATTCGATTGAACTACAACTTTCACATCAAAAGAATTGAGGTAATATGCCAACAGAATTAATATCTTTGCTAGGTGGAGGAGTGACGGGATTTTTGTTTCGTTATTGGGCACAAAGAGCCCAAGATCAAAAAGACATGTTTAAGATCGCAATTGAGGCCAATAAACAAACCACAGACAATCAAGACAAGGCTGCTCAAAGAGTTCCAATTGATCTTGGAAAGGGAGTAAGACAACTGATTGTATTGGCCTGTCTATTTGCCGTAGTTGCGGCTCCATTTGTCTTACCATTTTTTGGAATTTCAACCTTTGCCGAGTTTACTCAAAAACAACCTGAAAGTTTCTTTGGATTGGTTCCAGAAACAACACGCAAATACTTTGTAGAAATTCCTGGATATTTGTTTGCTGAAGAAAATCGTCAAGTTCTTTTGGCGGTAGTTGGATTCTACTTTGGTACAGCCGCAGGAGGAAATAAATCATGAAATATTTGATTCCAATGGTTCTATTTCTAGTATCGTGCACATCTCCTCAGATTATTTCTCCGTTAGACAAACAGGGAAACCAAATTCACAGCGTTCTCAAAGAACCATTCTTTGGATCTCCCAACCAAGCCTCCGAATGGAGTTTTTGGTATGTGGTTATCTTGGCTGTTGTGATATGGTTTGCTTGGAAAGAATTTAAATCAATTAAATTTCCAAAGAAATCATCTGACACCAGTACTACCGAACCCACCGATTCTGTCTGACTTTAGAGTCGGACGAAATTGAATTTCAGCAAGTAAAGGCTGCTCATAAGCAACTAGTTCTGCCTGTGCTACACGGTCCTTATTATAAATTTTGATGGAATCCTTGCTATTGGTATTCATCATAATAAGTTTTGTCTCATAGGTGTAATCCTCGTCAACCACGCCTTCGCAATTTGTCAGCGTAAGACCGTATTTAAGGGCCATCCCTGACCGGGGGTGTAGACGGAGGGAATATCCATCGGGCAGCTTAAAAGTCAAGCCTGTGCGAATTAGAGCCCTTTCTCCGGGCATCAGGCAGACATAGGAGTCTTCCTTCTCAGAGTCATATATTGGGGAGACATCCATGCATTCCTTGCCAGAGTAAACTTTGACCTTTTCATTCTTTGGAATGTATGCGGCAAGGTCAAAGCATGCTGCCATCTTGGTTTGAAAATTTGGATCTGGGATGTAAGGATTATCTTTAAAATATTCTAAAAGCATATAAGTATTATATCATATAATATTCATATGTCAATTAAAAATATAGATTTTAAACGTCTGTCGATCCAACAAACTCACCATTCGGAATGGATTTTGTAAAGGTATATGCAGATTTTACCTGATTCATTCCCTCAGCATCAATGACATCTGGTGCAAACCACACATCAAAATCAAACACATTGATGGTTCTTTCATCAAGAGGAATCTTATTGTCTATTCTTGCTTGTTCAGAAACATATCCATCCAAAATAACTGTACCTGTCTTGGCGGTATGATTCAGATTCAGAGTACGAATCTTCCAATATTGCGAATAGGTTCCTGTAGGATGTTGAATAATTTGTTGTAGTGCCATTAGGTTGACTCCAATACCGATACGATGATGTCCAATCCTGCGGTTGTGCCCTGTGTAGCCCTCAAACTGTCTCCGGTTGTGAGAGGAATGGGAGTGTCCAATGCCTGATAGGTGGACTGAATGGGAACAGCAGCACCACGGACAATAAAATATCCCGTTGCGCCCTTGAAGAGTTGCACGGACACGGAGTTTGCTACAGTTGTATTGCTGTTGGCAATGTGAATGCCGTTCACGATTGCGGTTCCTGTGATTCCCGCATAGATCGTAGTGGCTGCTGTTGAGCCTGTGATGGATGTGGCGTAGTTTGTGTAGATGTCTGGCATACGATGTTTCTTCTATGGTATTTATGCTTATGGTGCTGCGTTTTTGTACGGGTGATCTGATGGAAGATTTGCGGATAGTCCCCATTTCCATGCAAGATAGCCTTCAATGAGTTGTCTGTTGGTGTCTGTGACTGCGGAATACAAAACAATTATTTCTTTCACACTAATTGCAGAGTAATAATTTCCAACCAATGCTCCCCGAAGAGAACCAACGCTGAAACCGTTAATCGATGCGACTAAACTGCCGCTTGTAGAATGTACTGTTGGGGTGACACCATCACGGGATAAACGAACATTGCTTGATGCGCCAAGTGCGGTGTTCCATGCAGAGAAAATGTGATAACCACCACCAATATCCCAACTGTGTGTTGAAGTCCCAACATCTGCTCCCCAACCTGCAAACCCTACCGTTGTTTGATTAGCACCTCTATAAAATGTTCTGATTCTCCCTGTCGCTCCTGTTTCACCGATTCCCATAACAACATCTTCGGTTCCACCACCACTATTCATTTTCATTACAGTAATTATAGTTACTGAAACCAAATCGGCTGCTCCCACAGAAGCGTTGCTAAGAATATCATTAGTTCCATCAAATACAATTTCTGAATTTACACTACTGTATGTGGGTTGGTTTGCTGTTGTAACCTGTGATATATTTCTAGCATTTCCACTCTTGTCGTTCCATTGAGATACGGTGCTACCATTAAGAGTTATAGTAGATGCATCGGCTGCATCAAACCAAAGGTCTGTCGTAATTTGTGATGGTGTCCAAGGATTGCTATTAAACTGCCCCAAATCCCTCTCAATGTAGTGCTTCAGAGCAGGAATGGTTCCTGCTTTGGTGCGGCGTTGATCTGTGTTGCCACAGTATCCTGAATTGAGTCGCCATCTTCTCATGATAAGAACCACCCTCTTTTGAAGTCCGTGATGTATTGAACAGCACCTGTTAAACCATTTAAAGTAGAAACATATTGTGTTATTCCACTACCGCTTGGAGTAGTCCAACTCAAAATTCCTGAACCGTTTGTAGTCAGGACTTGGTTTGAAGATCCATCAGCCGAAGGCAAAGTCCAAAGAGTATTAGCACCAAGAGCCGTTGCTCCTCTGAATGCAACATAGTTTGATGCATCTGCATCATAAAATACCAGATATCCACTATTTTTTACATTCAGGGCTCCTAAAGCGTTAATATCGGTAGCGAAGAATTCAATCTTACTTGCGGCATCGTCTATTGTAATTAATGTTCCGTTTTGCGAACCATTAGTATCACCAATATAAATTGCCTGATTTGTTCCATCATAGTACGGAGAGACAATGTATAGTGGTAATTCACCGTCATACCCTCCCAAAGTATTTGCATAGATTGCAGTAGTTGCGTATAAAGTTGCAGCCTCTACATATCCCGTGGTTGAAAACAATGCACCTGTTGATGCATTGTATACCCATCTTGGGACGGATGTGTCTACGAATATTCCTGTGTTTCCAGGACCACTGGCAAGTGCAAAATAGTAAGATGCTGATGCCGCTTCTGCAATTTGAACTCTAGAAGCACTTCCGGCAGTCAAACCGTTTGCGTTTCCAACTAGATTGGTTGCTGCACCAGAGAACCCAACAGTAGAGGATACAAGACCTGTGAAGTTTGCAGTTGTTCCCTGCAAAGTTCCTGAAAGAGTAACACCACCAGCAGCACTAATACCTGCATTAAAGGTATTGAGTGCGGTGAAGGTTTGATTACCAGAAAGACCTGCTAAAGTTGTAGTATAATTAGGAAGAGTAACTGTAGTATTAGTAAATGTCTGATTAAACTGTAATGTTTGAGGAGAATTAATTGAATCACTAACTACAATACCCGTACCAGGAGTAAGAATAAAGGCGGTATTACTACCAATTATTTCAAGAAATGCACCTGGTGCATCTATGGTTTGAGCAGAACTAAAATTATTATCTACATTTGTTCTTGCAACATTCGCAACGGCACCAGTACCACCATTAATACTCAACACTCCAGTATTACTGAAGGTCATAGTCTGACCAGATACACTCAGACCAATTCCATTGCCATTGGTGATTCCAACAGTACCAGTAAGACCACGAATAGATGCTACACCTGTGACTGCACCTGTGATTCCGTTGAAACTGTTAACAATATTTGGTGCAGAGATGTTGCCGCTAAAGGTTGCTCCAGAAGCACTAATTCCCGCAGTAAATCTTGTGAGTGCGGTGAAAGTTCCTCCTGCTGAACTAATACCTGAATTGAATCTTGTGAGTGCGCTGAAGGTTCCTCCTGCTGCACTGATTCCTGAAGTAAAGTTTGTTAAAGTACTAAAAGTATTTGTACCTGTGAAGGTTTGAGTTCCTGCAAGTCCTGCAAGAGTTGTGGTATAATTCGGAAATGTTATTGTTGAATTTGCATCAGCAGATTGCCACAACTGTGAAAATGTACTAGAATCATAATAATGAAGTATTGAAGTAGGCTGTAAAGACGTAGAATTTGCAGTTATTGTACTTACTGTAGTTTGTGATGCACTAAAATTATTATCTACATTTGTACGAGCAACATTTGTAATAGCCCCAGTGCTACCGTCAATACTCAGTACCCCAGTATTCGAAACAGTCAGAGTGTTTCCAGAAACTGATAGACCTATTCCAGAGCCATTAGTTAAGCCTACTGGTCCAGTGAGGCCACGAATTGAAATTACATAATCGCCTACAGGTCCTGTTGCTCCAGTGGCTCCAGTGTTTCCCTGAGGACCAGTTGGACCAGTAGCACCTGTAGCACCAGTGTTTCCTTGTGGACCAGTTGGACCAGTAGCACCTGTAGCACCAGTGTTTCCTTGTGGACCAGTTGGACCTGCGGGACCCGTGGGACCAAGCTGAGTATACATAACCTGATTTGCTGAAAGAATTACAGAAGGAATTGCCGGTCTAGTTGGGTTTGTTCCTGCTGGATCTGCGATAAATTCTAAACGAGTATCAGATGTTCTCCACATCAATTCAACATAATCATTCGCATTAAGATTCAACATATAGTTCCACGCAGCAACTGTTTTGGCTGCGGCTGCGCCGCCGGAAACAGTTACGATAGTGTTGCTATCTGGAATATCTGATCCATTCTTGCGGAACCATATATCAATAGTGTCTGTACCGGATCCAGAAACTCTGTCCGCCTGTGCTGAAAACTCAATATTATATACACCGGAATTACTGAATGTAATTCTTGAATTGGAAACAATACTTACACCATTAGAATTTGGATCTGTATTATTGTAAGTAATTGCATAAGCAAGTGTTGTACCTGCTGCTGCTTGGTCTTGAGTTGACCAGAAACTACCCCAGTATCCTAAAGCTCCACCTGCTCCAGTGGCACCATTTGCGCCTGTGGCACCAGTAGCACCAGTGGCACCAGTGGCACCAGTAGCACCAGTGGCACCAGTGGCACCAGTAGCACCAGTGGCACCAGTGGCACCAGTGGCACCACCACCTCCACCACCTCCACCAGTATAGGCAATTGTTAGAGTATTACCTGTTGGGGTTACAGATATAGAAGATCCTGCAGCAATATTAATGGACCCACAAAGACCATTTAATTTTGAAACATATTGCGTTAATCCACCTGCAGGACTATAAACATCCCATGCAGTGCCATTCCATTGCCATGAACGACCACCAAATGTGTAAATTTCATTAAGTGCTGGTGATGTAGGAAAATCTAGTGCCATGTCTTAATATTTATGTTATAATGCATACTTACCAGAACTTTAAGGTTCTCCACATTTCCTGACCAGTATGACGCATGACGTACAGATATGTTAAACCATCAACAGTTTTTACAATTTCAAATTTATTGCTGAGGGTTGCTGTGCTATGAGCATATGGAATAGATGTTGCTGTTTCTACTTGGAACTTAGAAAGGTCTAGTTGATAAATACGGTTTGTAGCGTCTTTGGTAAAGTAATAAGAATTAACTCCGTCATATGCATACATGGAACCCGTAGTCAAAGTAGTTGTAATTGGTGTAATGAATGGCGTGAGTTCCCAAGTTGATGTCGGGATGTCAAATATATCAAAAATATTTGAACCACCGCCACGGGGAGAAATCAACCATCTTCCTTTCTTTTCTACATCGGAAACACCATACAGCCATTTTATATCAATACCTGTGCTTCTTGCTGGAATTTCATAAATTGCATAGAATGTATCTGTGGCATTGGAAGTTAATGCAGGTATTGTAATTACTGTTGCAGTATTTGACGTTACTGAAACTTCTACGGTTGCTGTACCAGCAGAAGAAGAAGCGGTTCCAGCAATATAACGAATTCTTTTTCCTGCCAGAT